TTTTGGACTCCATGTAGTCTGGCTGGGGCATGAGTGCCTAGGCAGCATATATATTGTGTTGTTTCTGATCATAAAACAAAAAAATACCCCAGTCTGTTTCCAAACCGGGGTAATAACCAGCTAACTAACTGATTTTATTCAGCTTACGAAAGCTGGATGTTTACGTTGAACCCTGGAGCATCGCAACCAAGCTGTGCGTAATAACCAACACGGACTTCAACCGCATCAGCAGTCGACTCTCGGAGCATTTTCATGCCATCAGCTTCCAAAAGCTTAGGAGCTTTTCCAAGTGAATAAAGCTTCCAACGATCCATTTGGAGCATGAACGCTCTATCGCTAGGGCAGTTTTGATCAGGTACTACGCGGATTGGACCACGTGGACCGTTAATCAAAATACCACGGAAACCGATTTCAGGATTAACCTTCATATCGATGTATTGAACCTTGCTCATTTTGTTACTATTTTTGACTGTCGATCAAAAATGGAAAAACCGCTTCGGATTTTTCTCACAGCCTTCTTTTTATACGCTGTGTTCAGACTATCGCATCTCCTCGTAAAAAGAGTTTTCTCACTTAGTCGTTCACGGTGCTTTCGCTTCCGCCTTGTCGCCCCATCAGGCTTCCAAGTCAATTAGAGAAAATTTTAATTGGGCATCTAACAGAATTCGAACTTTAGACCTTTTGTATGCGGTCGTTTTCCTCTCAGAACTAGGCTTAAATTGCCTATAGAGAGATTAAGAACTTTTGCACACTCTGAAATGGATTCATATTCTATTCCAGTATTTGTACATCTAACTTTTTTCCGCTGATTTTTTATGGCTTCTCGAAGATTCTTAATTCGTAGTTCTTCGTTTAGTTTTTGTCCAGATTTTATTCTGGTATTTCTACCAGGTTCTATTAATCTGGAGCCATCATGATTTGTATGCCCGTAGCATTTGTTCAAACCATTTTTTACCGTATCATATTGTTTTTGAAACAGTACCTCAGCAGCTTTAGCCTGTTCTTTATTTTCAAATTCTTGAAGAAGTTGTATTTTTAGTCTTTCACGTTCAGGATAATCTTGTTTATGTCTTCTCCATCGATCATGAAGTGATCTTTTGGTATAACCAACATATACTATCTTATCTTTGTCTAAAAGTGCATAAACTTTATACATTTTCTTCACTTTACCAAAACTCTTGTCAAACGTCAAGGGCTTTTGGAGGTTAGCTCACTATTTAAAGCTAGTGAATCAAGTATTTACCCAATGCCTTTTCTAAATCAGCATATTTGCTGTAAGACATAAAGCAAGTATCAGGTTTTCCACCTTCACGAGCAGCACGCGAAGCAGCTGAAATAAGAGCTTCTTCGATTGGAAGTGCTGAACCGTCAAAGCGAATACCGGCAAGACGTGTTACGTCAACTGATCTGTCCACGCTGAAGAAGTTGTCTCCAGATGTAGGAGCAGAAGAAGGCAACCAGCTCAAAAGACCAGAAATCTTTGCATCATAGTCACCATCAACAAACAAGAAATCAGCTACTGCCCAAGCAGTGCCAGTGTTCAAGTTAGAGTTAACAGTTACTTGACCAAGATCGCGGTCAACAGCTGTGATAGTTCGTGCAGTAGCTTTTACTGAACCACCGCCATCAGCAGTAGACGCCTCAAGAACCATTCCAACTTCAAAGTTAGTAACTGATTCTACGTCATCAAGCTGAATAACAGCAGTAGTAACGTTAGTGCTAGAACCGATCTTGCCGATTGATCCAGACTTTTTTCTGTAGAGTGATACTGCCAAAGATCGTGTAGCACTTTGAATAGCGCCATCGATTTCAGAAATAGCAGCTTCTACGAATGCATTTGCATCACCACGAGAAGCTTCAAGAGTCTCGTTGTCGATTGATGCAAGAGCGTAGTCGTGAACTCGAGTCAATACGAAATCACGATACTTCGAAGCAGTTTTATTTGCTTGCGCAGTAGCGAAATCTTGTGATCGACCTTGCGGAATACCGATTCTGATTGGAATGGGCAAATTCTTACCACCAAAGCTCTCATACTTATTTAGCATTGCGAGCAGTGGATTGTCTTTATATACCATATTTTGTACGCGTTGCGGGGTGTAATGCACCTTCAGCGCGGCGTCAAAACTTGTCATGTCAAGTGAAGCCATTTTTTATTCTCCTATAGAATAATTAAATTTTGCCTTGTTAAAACCCCGGCGCCACCATGGCACTAGGAATTAAATTTTAACATTGAGGCGATGTAACGCTTAGATTCTTCATCGCTCATATATTTCTCAGTCTTAGTGGGCACTTGCTGAGACATGTTGTTTGACAACGTTTGCGATTTACCCGTAGGAGTTTTTTGTGGCTCTTGCTGAGGTTTTGCCGGGACTCCTAGCAGTCCTTTTATTTTATTGGCTTGGGCAATTTTCTTCGCTTCTTCTAGTAGGTGTGCTTCTACCATGTCAGCTGCCTGTTCTTCTGACAAGATTTCTGGCTCACCTGTTTCTTGTTCTGTGCGGTTATAGTGCGCTTCCATAACTTCATAGATCAAGTCTGCTGCATCGTTGGCTTTTATAAGCTCATACTTTTCAGCGTTTTTTTCTACATATTCATTTAAGTGACTTAAGTAATTTTGTTTTGCACGCTCTTGTTGTGCTTTTTTTGCTTCTTCTTGTGCCTTTTTTGATTCTTCATCTTGCTTAGAAAGTTTGTTTTCTATTGCTGCAAGTTTTTCTTCTAATGATTTAACATAAGACTGAACTTTATCCTGCTCAGTAGGTTCTGGACGTAAAATGAACTCGTCAGTAAGTTTTTTGTAGTCAAGTCCAAGAGCACTTAGTGCGTCTAACGGATTTTGTTTACTGTCTAAAGACTCTTTAAGTTTTCGATAAGGAGACAATGAATCTTCTTGTGCCTTAATGCGCTGCTCCATTTCTTGGATTTTTAATTGCATTTGGCGTTCTTGATGCTTTAACTGCTTTTCTTTTCTAGATAGTGCGGCAAATTTTTTAGCGAAAGATTCATCTATTTTTGCTGTCTCTTCTTTTTTTGTTTCTGCCTGTTCTGGAGCAGCTGGTTCAGTCGAAGCATTCTCAGAAGTCTGATTAAGATCAGTAGGCTGCGCCACATTTAAAGAGTTTTGATCCGAATCTGGCGTTGAGGGTTGAGTAGCATCTGACGATTGCAGTACAGCTTGTAAAGCATCTGACATTGTGTATCTCCTGGTTACGTTGTTTGAGGCATCAAATTATTTTGAGCGCTCAGGCTTCTTTTGAAGCGTTTGTAATTTATTATGCATATATATTTTATTGTTTCTTTTATTCATTATTGTGCTGGCACCAAATCGGTAGGCTCTTTGGACTCTGGAGCCCCAAGTTGAGGTGCGCCAGCGGCTACTTGTTGTTGCTGTTGCTCCAAAATAGCTTGCTGGGTAGACTGAATAAGAGATTCAGCATCAGAAATCCAACGTCTAAATAGCTCTAATCTATCTTCTGGAGCATTTTGTGAACGATACATCAAATAAGCCTGTTGCATCTTTGTTATGCCTAAAGCAAGATTCTGATAAGGTTCTGGAGTTTGATACTCTCCCTTATCGATCATAATCTCCATTTGACGCTCTATGTCCTCTACACCGGCATTAGCAAGATTGTAATAAGCTTGCAAATCTGGGAAGTTTAAAAGCTTCATCCCATCTTCTTTTGAAACAAATCCGGCTTGTAACAGTTCTTGTACCTCTTGAAGCCTTGAGGCTGGATTTTGAGAAAGGGCAGAAGTAGGAAAAACCTGCATTATATATTTATCTTCGTCAAGATCTACTTCAGACCATTTTATAGTTTCCATGAAGCGCTTGCCTTTTACTTGAACGCGTAGTCCGCCTTCTGTGTCAGAATCTATTTCTTTGGCAAGATCGATAATCTGCTTAGAGGCATCCATAAATGCTTGTTCATATCGGCGCCCAACGCTCATGAACCTTTCGGTTTCGATGTCGTTGTAGATTCGGAGCGCCTTCCCCGAATTAAGACCAGATGGTTTTGAAGCCGTCGCGGATAATTGCGAGACACCCACAATTTCATAGCAACGAGTATAAAGACGATCAAGGTGTGCAAACAACTCAGGAGGAATACTGCCAAGTTGACCTGGTTCCGGTTTGACTCCAGCATACTTTATTATCCCTCCGATTTTATTGTTTAAATGAGCGGAAACTACCTTGCTGGAAGCTTCTACAAATATTTTAGGTATAGAAACTAGATGCATAGAAACTTGAATAGTGCGCAAAATCTTATTAATTTCTATTTGAATACCTGATAATTGTTCTGCTATGCCCTGACCATAAAACCCAAGCGGTCTCATGCCCCAGCGAAAAAATATAAATGGAAAATAGTCTTTTTTGTACTCTTCGTCCAGTAAACACTGATTTTCTATGTTTATAACATGTCTGCCATCTTTTGCATCTTTTCCACTAGGTAAATGCCAACTTTCTACGACTTTAATCATATCAGTTGAAGCACTCCAAGTAGATTTTTGAATATATTCTTCTGAACTATCACGTTGAGCTAGTTCGATCCACTCTGCTTTATCTGGAAATGCTGCCTTAAGCACATCGCGGTGTATCCACTTTGATTGGTGCATTTGTCTGGGCGAGCCATAAATAGATTCTGCATCATCTGTTTTAATTTCATCAATAAATACGCGCTCAACTTTTATGTCTGAACCATCTCTAAAGATTTTTAGGCACCCCGTACCAAAAATAGTAGAATCTTGAAATGCTTGCGCAGCTTTTTGATAGAAATCAGTGTAGTAAAACTGACCTTCTACAAACTGAGTAAGTTTTTCAGCTTTTCTCTGAATAGACCAGTCTCCGCCTTCGGTTAAAAACATTGGTCGCGGCTGGTTTTTGGTAATTTTTGATACTACTGTATCGATCATGCTTTGAACTACGTTAAGTGTAACTCTGTTTTGAGTCGCATAGCTAGTTTCAGCACGAGAAAAATTAAATTGACCAAATCCATAAATATCTGCGTTGCCGTACATACGAAGAAACTTGTAGTTTTCCCCAGCGCGGTAAGATTGGTTTTTATCTAAATGGTTAACATACGAAAAAACACTTTTACACAACTCAGAATCGTCTTTTGACAACCACCAATAGTACTGTTCTTTTTTAAGTTCGTTCATTTCTGCCTTTTACGCCACCATGCGTAAGGTTTTTAGGTTTAAAAATGGCTTTAGATTAAGCGGACCAAAACTCTAGTTCTTCCTGTTCTTTAGGATCTAGAGGTTCAGATTCGGCTAATGTGGTGGCTCCGCCGTTGTTGAGTTCTTTTAGGTCTGTTTCCGGTATAAAAGCTAGTTCTGAAAATTCAATCTTTATATCGCCTATGGAGACTGATTTAATTTTTAGATCCTTAGCCCATTCTACAAACTGCTGCAATTCAAAAGCTGTTTTAAACATGCACAAACTCCGACATATAATATGGTTTTGTTTCTGTTCTTTGTATTTTTTGTCTGTTTATAATCAGTTGCCGCTGCGCGGCACAAAGGGAGAAAATTAGAATTCATCAGTATCTACAATACCTTCTACGAGACTGTCCATGTCCTCTTGGGAGCCAGCCAGGTCGTCTATATTGACTTCTCCGCGCTTCTTTCTTGCCATTTTTTCAGCCTCTTCTTCCCAGTAGTGCTGCATCCATTCGTTGGTGTTTTTGCGTACCGGCTCTACCGGCTTTTCAGACAAATAGTGCCTACACTCCCTCCAACTATAGAGCACGGAATCGCCAATATCTGTATGATAGCGATCTGATATTCTGGGCTTTTCAGGATTAGACCTGTCCCATTCTACATGATAGCAGTCTTCTTCAAATCTAGAGCCTTTGTATGCTTTTAACCTGCCTGTTCTTAAATCGTCATTCATTAATTCAATAAATTCTAATTTTCTATGCTTTTCTGCTGCTTCGATGAATAAGCCGTATCGCTGCAAAATTTCTTCTTGTATCTTTTTACCTAAAGCACCAGCATCCATTACCATTTTTATGGGCTTATACTTATTTTGTAATTCACGTATTTTTGCTACTAGATCACTTATAGTTTGTTTAGACTGTACATGCTCTTCTACCAAATAACATATTTTTTCTACTGAGTTATATCCTACTACGGCTATAGCATCACTATCTACCCAACCAATGTCTATACCAAAAATATATTCCATATTCTGATCTGGAATTTTTTCAGATACGTTTCTAAACTGGTTAAACGCAAACACCAAAGCATTAGTATCATTAACCCAGAGTCCCATATTTTCTCGCAAATGTGTAGGGTGTTTTTCATCTATGCCTCTGCGAGCATTAGCCTCAGAAACAATAATCGAAGCTTTTTTCCCTGATTTAATCTCGATATGGGGATTATCAAAAATAGTCCAATGATGGTGCGACCAGTTTTGGTTTTGAGTAGCTTCATAGAAATACCCATTAGGAACAGGTCCAGGGGTACCAATTAAAATCATGCTTCCATCATAATCGTACAAAGCAGGGACTAAAACATCGTTAACTAGTTCGCGAATATAAGATCTAAAAGACTGAGCTTCATCAATGTAAACCTTTTTTATGGCTAAACCGCGAAACTTATCTATCTCACCTTCGTCATCTGCACCGGATAAGTAAATAGTGGAATTGTTGTCTAAGGTTATAGATAGTTCTGTATTATCAATTTTATACTCTTCCTCGTACTTTTCTACTAGAGCTACCAGTTCGCGCCAGATAATTCTTTTTGCACTGCGGCGATTGAGAGTAATATATACAACATTTACTCCTGGGAATTTTCTAGCAGTATCGTACATATCAGCAATACAGGCTATACTTTTCCCGGCTCTACGCGAACAAACTGCTGTTTTGAACTTAGCTGAATCTCTTACAAACGATAACTGCTTATCAAAACAAAATTCTTCTACAGAAAACTGTGGACGTGCAGCAACTTCTTCGGCTTTTTTAGCACGTTTGGCTAGTTCCTTTAGAATTGCACGCTTTTTATCGCTCATTCCGCTTCTTTAACAGCCTTTTTTGGCTTTTGAGCCTGTTCGGACTCGTCTAAGCAGAAATAAGCAACGTTATTATATGGAACAATGGCATGATTTCCATTCAAATCGATTCGAATTCCGTACTGAGTTGCTTCCATTTTTACGCCTTCAAAGCCTGGTCGTGTACTAAAATAGGTGTGTAAATTTTTATTGAAATCTACAGCCTGGTATGTTTTAAAAAGTTTTACTTTCATTTTTTCTCTCTTTCCCTGTGTGCCGCTAGGCACCCTGTTTATAAAAAGCTATAATGGAGCCCTAAAAAGAGGGCATCCGCTAAAATTTAAAGTCTGTGTACCAAAAAGCGTATCCTGAGTAATGGTCTGTCTAGCATTTATAAGATTTTTTGTACAGACTATGTCCACTACGGAGTCCGCACCGTGACTAGAAACTGCATCAGCTCCTTGTATCCAGTACTCGTCCTTTACTTTTTTCTTATAATCTTCTAGAGACATAGACATTCTGTTAGCACTTCTTTGTTCCATGTTTTGTACAAATTTTTTCCACAAGGCTAGTTCTGACTCAAGTTCGCCCTCTTCAAACTGACCTTGAAACTGACCTCTGGCTCTATGAAACATAAGAATGCCGTTTTCTACTATTAAGCGTTCTCCCGGCAAACCTTCAACGATAGCTGAAGCCATTGAAGCAGCAAAAATAGTAACAGTTTTAACATTAGGAATAACTTTTGCCAACTGAATAAACTGTTCTCCTATGTAAATCGCTCCTCCTGGACTATCAATAACTAAATAAATAGGGTAATCTTTTGTGCCACGTAAAACATGTTTTTCTAGCAAATCAATGGATATTGCAGTAACTGATTCAGTAGTTACTTCTCCTCTATATACTACCGTATCATAAGTGTGCAGAGTAATTGTCTTGTTCTCGGCTGCTATACCGGATAGTGGTATAAGAACAGTAAGTAACAAAAATACAAGAAAATTTTTCATTTAGTCTCCTGGGCTAATTCTGAATTGTTAGGCTCAGAAGCGTTTAAATTTTTATGTCTTTCTAAGTTATATAAATCAATAAGTTCAAAAATCTGCTGAATAAGTTCATTTTTTGACATAGTCTTCAAATGCGCTTTCATGTCTGTACGTAATTGTACAAATTCAGCAATTTTGCGCTGCTCTTCTTTTGATTGTGGTTGACCAGTTTGATCAACAGAATCAGATAATTTCATCTACTACTCCTATTTTTAGCATTTCTTCGGGGCTTATATATCTATCGCCTAGTTTATTTTCGTTTAACCACCATTGGGCTTTTTTGCGTGAGTGTTCTGCCATTACTTCGCTCCACACAACTTCTTCACGTTCTTGCTGTATTACAAGCGATTTCATTTCAGAGTGTCTACCTTCGGCTTCATAGCTAGATTCATGAAACATAGACCAGGCATATTTAGACACCCTGCGCTTATCTCCACAAGCCAAAATGGCGATAGCAGCGCTCATTATGGCTCCATAACCTTCAGTGACTATTTTGCACTTAGATGATTTAAGCCTGCCTACTATGGCTAAGGCGTCATATGGAGAACCGCCAAGACTATTTATTCGCACCGTTACTGGTAACTTAACCTCAGACTCCATTTCATTTAGAGCAGCATCAATAAGTCTAAAAGAATCAGAAGTTATTTCATTACACAAAGTAACTGTTCGATGTTCAAAATTTACTCCGCGTTCAAAAGCATATTCCAATTGAATAGCTTTTAAATCAACTAAGCTGGCTTTTATCTCTGCTGCCATGTTCTATTATCCCCTGTTTTGACTGTTCTTAGTGCGCTCAGAGGTCATATCTAGGTGTTCAGCCTTATTTGTCATTTTAGCCTGTTCCTCGGCAGAATAATAGTCTACAATCATGACATATGGGTGGTAAATCATTTCATATCTTGGAGCCAATTTTTCAGCTGTACGAGTCTGGTGCGTATAGCATCTCATTGTACCGGGCTCAATATTAAACTGCTCTAATAAAAGCTTTGCAATACCAAACTTGCGAAAACTGTGTTTAACATATGCAAAATGTAGAACAAAAACATTTTGAATAAATTCTCCTACTATATACCCATAAGTCTGCATTGGATCTTCAGCTGAATAAGCCACATAGGTCATAGATCTTTGAACAATTTTTTGTATAAGCTTATGGTGCCCGGCAAAGTAAATAACATTGTTCACTCCTCTGCAAAGTGTTCCAGTTTCTCGAAAAGATTTTAACCAGCTGTTGAATATAAATGGGACATCGCTATCAATGGCGTGTCTTATTTTCAATGGTAAAGCCTTTTCCTGTGTCGTATGGCTCATCATCATCTCCTAGTCGTACTGATATGTATATATGTAAATCCAGCGTATCTGCCTCAATTGGCGCTCCATAATGCTTAAACTCATCTGCGAGTTCGTAATATGGTATAACATAAGTTTGAGCTTTTGCCTCCCCAGTCTGGATAGTACGCAAAATAAGCGCATCCAGCAAAGAATGCAAATAGCTCTTTGTAGATTTCATATTAATTTTTAGAACTTTGTTGAGGTGCAGATTGCAATGCTTCTTGTTGACGCTTGTTTATAAGCGCTAAAGCCTCTATTTGGTCCTTAATAAGTTTTATTTCTTTTTCTGCTACTTCTTGTTTAAAGAGCAGATCGCCGAGTCTGGCGCATAGAGAAACATACTGTTCATTTATAGACTTTTCCATTCTTACACCTCTAGTTAACAGTTAGAGTAAATATAACGTATAAAGATGTAATTTTGTTTCTGGATTGGGTGTAAAAAAGTTCTACAATTAAAAAATACTCAAATCAATATAGCAGCTTTGTCCGTAAATACTTTGACAATCTTCTATCACGGTGTTCTCGATAAAATCATGAATGGAACATCTCTGGGCTTTTAGTTCGTATGCAGATACTTCGTAACCACGACTATATCCGTCTTCAAAAACTACTTCAAATATTAATGGACTAGAGTCAAATTTTGATCTTATATAGACAGAAACTTCTTTTTTCATTCTTCATCTTCTTCGTTGTCTGCCTGCTCTGACTTTGTTTCTATTACAGACGATCCGGTTTCTAAAACTTTTTTAGCCAAAATAGCTAACTCTTCCGTAGACAGTTTGTCTAACTGATCTGCACGCTCTTGTTCGCGTCTTTCTTTAGAAAGCTCGCACATGGCTTTTATATACCCGTTTAAAATTCTCGACTCAGATGGGTCTAGTGCTTTTCCTAGACCGACCTTGCCTCGGAATCTTGTTATCTCTATTGCGATAGTCTGAAGTGCATCATTTATTACCGTATCTGGAGTAATATCTTGAATGCCCATGTGAAGTTTAGCCCGAGTCACCGTCTCAGGCTTAACTAAAACTTTTTTAGGTTCTGGAGTAGAGTCAGAACTAGCTTTTTTTGTAGACGGATTAGCGAACCCACTAAGGTTCATTAATCTGGCATGTTTTTCTATATCGTCTGGTGAGCTCATGAATATGTTCGTCTGTTTCTGATCAGTTATACACTTTTTTGACTTTTATGCCGTCGTGTTCGTAAGTAAATTTTATAGAAAGTTCGTTACCATCAATAATTTTTGCCTCAACATCATCTAGATCAGTGTAGCTAAAAAACACTTCTCTTAGAACATCGAACTTGTCTATAAATATAAGTACACCATAGCCCATAAGATCATTCCAGTTTTTTACCCTAGCAATTACTGTATGTGTAGCAGTATAGTAAAAAAGCCCAGACTCTTTTTCTAGTTCATATGCCAGTTCATAAATTGCTCTAGCCGTATCAGCCGTTTCAGAGCCAAATACAAACAAAGAATTACTTAAAGGCATGTCTGCGGCAGCGTGCCAAAATCCTAAGCGTGCTGCATACTCTTCTATATCCTGCGGCTGGTCTAATTCCGCTATGATCATTTTAGCTCCTTATATATCAAAAGGGTTTACATATTCGTCTAATGCTTTTTTGCGAGCTTGACAAAATTTTTCCAACTTTTCTGCTGATTTTGACTGGTTCAATTTTTTTAACTTAACAACTGAATCAGAGCAGCCGAACACATACATGTTTTTCCCTATATTAGTAGTTTCTATCCTTATATAAATACCAGAGGTAATAGCCGCTAATATCAGTATTAAGAGTTTCATTTTTCCACGTTATCAAGCAAAAAGGAAATAATTCTTCCGATTAAATATCCTGATAGAAATCCTAGTACTATTGTTTTCATTTTTACTCCTTAAGCCAAGAATATTCTTGTGCCCAAAATTGATTCAATATCAGTTCTGTCATCCACGTATTTATTAGGTTTGCTCATTACTATGTCTACAAATCTTTCAATCTTAAGTGCTTCTACTATTCTTTGTGCATGTGCCCAACCGCCCATGCTCCAAACCACCACTACGAACCCACGGTTTTTATATTCCTTTAGCAAATCTACGTGCACTTTTATCTGTTCAAATTGTACCATACTGGAACCATAGGGCAATGAAAATGTTCCTGATCCAAAGTGATCTGATGGCTTTATTAAGGTGCCATCGCAATCAACTACTACCACTAACTCGTTTTTAAAAACTTTCACATTTAATCCTTTTTGTGCCAGGCTGTTACTGTCGTTTTTCTGCTGGTATTTGCCTTCATAGTTTCTCTAGCTTCTATACTTAAATATTTTTTGTATATGACATATCCACAATGATCACAGTGTATTCTGTCTTTGGACGTAGTAGGTTTAAGATGAAAAATGAAATTATCCTTTTTATTTGGGTTTAAAAAAGCACAATCACACATTGCAATATAATCACGTCTTTTTGGTTCCATTTTATGGTGTTACCCCATATTCTTTAAGAACACTGAACCATTTTTCATGCACTTTTTCTAAGTATGCCAGCTCTTGGTCCGAAAGAGTATCATTATATTTGTATTCTGAACGAAGAAAATTTCCAAACTCCGAAATAGCGCACTCGGTTTTTGCCCCGTTTATGGCGCTATCGTACTCCGACTGCTCTTCTGGAAGCTGAAACTCTAAAATTGCTTTCATTTCTTGATCTCCTTAGCCCTAAAGAGGTCCTATGTAAACTATGTTTCTTTCGGCAAAAACTAAAATAGTTCTTTTTTTCCATTTTATGCTTAATTCTACCTTTTGTCCAGTTTTTAGTTTTTTTATCTTGCTATCTGTGCTTATACACATCAGAGTATCTTGGTCGCAGTCATATAAAACTATATCTTTAGTTCTTGCCATAAATAACCTTTTCAATGATAGGAGCCCATAGTAGTGCCATAGGAGTAATTCCGCCATTAGATCCAAAATAGTTGTTAAACTCTTGTTGAACTGCATTTGGTGCTCCCAGTTCGTTATCCCATTTTTTTGGCAGTCTGCGCATGATTCGTGCAGCTAGTCTAGACAAAAAAGTAGGCATTGAGTAGTGAGCCAGCGTTAGCGCCTGAACATGGTTTAAACAGTCAGACTCTTCTTTGTCTTTTCCATACCAATATACACGAATAAGACTATTAATGACAAGAGATAAATCGCCTATGTACAAAAAAGGTTTAAACCATTTAGCCCAATTTTGCTCTAAAATATTTGCTCCGCGCACCCACAGATTCCAAAAGTTAGGACCAGTTATGTCTGGCAATTGTAGTTTGCCAGGAGAACCATTGCTTCGCGTATTAGATGTTACCAAAAAAAGTCTTTTTGCATGTCCGCGCAAAAGAGCCATGAAATGGTCAATTGCACCGCTAAATGCGAGTCCGATTATATAATGGTATTGATCACGACTGCCGCGATTCCATTCCCCATACCACTTTTTTTCATCTGGACTGCGGCGCAGTTTGCCCGAGTTGGACACTAAAAGAGCGGCAATGCTTGGCACTCTCAGAGCTGTCTCAACATAGTCTCCGGATTTTACCCAACCTTCATCGAACCAGATTGCAGCGCCAGCAGCTAACATGCCTTCGCGCTGCGCCGAATCGCCCTGATCTCCATCACTCTGTTGAAGCACTTTATTTGGACCTATATAGTGTCTAAACATGTCTAGTAAATTCATATTACTCCTTGTGTGCCTTGCACCCTGTTTCTTTTTCTACTATTGCGTCTAAAAAAATTATGTATTCATATTTTTTGTCTTTTTTAGTACAGATTATTAATGCCGAGTCAGATATTAGACTCATATAGTTTTCTAGAACTTTTACTGACTCAAAATGTTGTTTGTGGATTTTACATTCTTTTTTGGCTAGTTTTTCTAGTTCATTTTTTGTTATTGTTTTATAGTTGTTTGGCGGAGTAGGTTCTACGGCTGGAGTCGGTTCTACGACCGGAGTAGGTTCTACAACTGGATCAGGTGTAAAATCTCCATGATTGTTATAACTCTGTTGAGTTCCGGCGCAGCTGATTAAGAACAGGCAGGACACAGAGAGAAGTAAGAGATTACGCGGGTTCATCTGGAATCTCCGGCAGTTGTGATGACAGGCGTTCTACGTTTGATTCAGCTTCTGCACCCACTATTTTGTATGTCATGGTGGTGCCGGTCCAGTTTGTTATTTCTACTGATTCGCCGCGCTTAAGCTTATATACTTGTAGTCCAGTCAAAGAAGTTTTTCCAAGTTTATTAGCCTTTAACGTGACTACTTCTGTGTGAGATTTTCCATCTGGAGTAGTGGCAGTTACCTGTACTTTAACTTTTTTTACTTGACGCCTAAGTTCGTTGATAGCTTGTAACTTTGTCTTCATAGCTCTGCTCCTTTGATTGCCGTCCATACTTTATTTTTAATCTGATAGCTTAGGTTCTCACCGAGGTGCAACCCGTTCTTAAAAAGCCAACACCAAAAATTCAAACAGACTCCATACAATCAATAATAGCAGATGCAATCTCATCTTGCAAGATATATTGCAAGGGCATCCATAAATTTCCTCCAAGTTTAACCCCGATATGCTGCTTTTCTTGTGAATATCTTAATTCCCAATAGTGAACGCGTAGGTGCAAATCAATGTCTATAATTATCTGCGATCTTGGTTTCACAGTTCTATCTCTTGTATTTTAAAACGAGTGGGCATAAGCAATTCCCAATAAAGAGGGTTGTATAGCGTCTTTGAGAACCTATAACGTATGTCTGAGTAAATAGATAGACTAATCGAACTAAACATGAGATAATACCACTCTTCTCTTAATCCGAAACTCAATTGTCTACTTGGTTTTAATTTCACTACTCGCCTTTATTGCTAAATCATTCAATAAAAGACCACAGTAGCATAAAAATGCCTAAAATAATATTAATTTTTATTAACGTTTCCTGTTCCAATCTTTAATCCAATCACGGTTTAGCCTAGTTAGACTGTATAAGATTCTATAATGGACTCTACTGAGCGCTCTAGTTCCATTAAAACTACTTCACATGGAAACCAAAGATGATCATAATGTATCCACCATATTTCGGTAGATATGTGTCTGCGCTTATCTGAAATGTCCATAAGAATATTTAAGTCTAATTGTTTTCTTGGTTTATTTAGCTGTATCATTGTGGTCTTGAGTTGAAAAAAGCTCTATTGATTCTATAGCCGATTCAAGTTTAGCTTCCAGGCACTGTTGTAGTTGGTACCATAGTTTAACTGACAATCTTTCCCAGACGGTAGTATGGTCGCTAAGCGTTAGTGCGGTATCGTCTGTGCTATAAAAATCACTTAAGTCCATACTTAGTGCATAAAATTTTTGAATCTGTCTTTTCGGTTCTTGTGTCACGGTTCGATTCTTTCTTGGTCCGATGTGCGCTCAAATTCTTCTAACTCGGCTATACGTTCAAAAACAACTTCGATCAAATTAAGACTGGTATTGTGAATCTCGTTTATTGCTGCATGACTAAGCGTAGAAACTGATATGCCGTGTCTAACTACTTCGTGAAAGTGGTCTCCGAGATTTAGTCTTATTTGGTGCAGCTGTGCATCCGCGAAAAATTCTCTCTGTGCGCGCAGCGCGTTCTGTTCATAATCAGATTTATCGCCCTCACCAGATATTCCATTATTTGGCATATAATCATTACACGACTTGACCATTTTTTGAGCTTAACACGCTAGCTAAGAACAGTCAATTATTATCTTAGCGGAGCCAGTTTTTACGGTCAAAAAAATCTTTTACGCCCAAAAAACTTTGTATGTTTTTAGCCACACCCAGCTGCCACTTTTTCCGATTTTTAGTAAACAAGTTAAAAAATCTTCAAAAGTGTAAGTATTTGATTTCTGGTGTCTCTAGATTTTGGTTTTTTAATCTTTTTAGGCTAGCTAACCTATTGATTCGTGGTCGCCGAAAAAAGTCGATTTTAGTACTTTTTAGGCTAGCTAACTTGTTGATTTCTCGTCACCGAAAAATGAGGTTTTTTGGCGAGCCGGGTTAGTAGGTGTTTTGGCGGAGTGGCGTAGTAGACGCTGACGAAAAAAGGAGGTTGGTTACTATAATACTAGCAATAGTCATGCCAGCCGAAAAAGCCACAAAATCTCATTAATCGCATAACAGCGCATTAGCCACAACAGCGCATTAACCACAACAGCAACACCGCTTAACCACAACACTGCCCACAATGGCACAAATATTGCTAATGCAAGAAGTATGCCAACGCATTAAAGATCAACCTTGCACACTAACCTATCCAGCCGAACCAGCCAAAAAGAACTCGGCAAACGGGCGATTAGGCTGTCAGGCGACGCAGTATTATGGCGCTAAAGTTAAATAGATTCAATAGTTTAAGAGGGTGTCTGGTTATAAACAGTAAGTAACATAGAGATTTTGGCTATTTCGGCTATTTAGACTATTCAGTCTTTAGCGCCATAATGCTATTTAGTCTATCCAGTCTCTAGCGCCATAATGCTATTTTGGCTATTTAGTCTATCCAGTCTCTAACGCCATAATGCTATTTCGGCTATTTAGACCGATGCACTCTAACGCTGCCATGCTTAAACAACCTATTTAGCTGATACGGCGCCATAGATTTATATACTCTGACATGCTTATTTGACCGATGCGGGCATATTAGCATATATGCTAACAACGCTTGATAGGCTAATCTGCGCACACACCATTAAATAACGGTCACTATGTTAGCTAATTAGCTATTTTGAAACATGGCATAACAGCTGAATCGGCATAAAACTTGCATTATTACAGACGGTTTTGGCTGTTTTGGGGCTCTTTAATTGATTTTTAGATAGAATTATGGCGATCTGAGGAGATTTGGTGCCGGAGTAGGCGGAGGTGGTTTTTTAAATTTTTACCTGTTTTGCTCCGGCACCTATTGTGACTGCATTGGGAATGCGGTCAATTTTTGTACTGATTACGTTTGTCAAATATTTTTGTACGTTTTTTAACAACTCAGATTTATGCGCGAACTGCTTTTACAATGTACAAATCTATTTCGTTGTGTAGTTCTAGTTTGCATTTGAATCCAAATTGCTCTAATTCAGCACGATAGATGAGTGCATCCTTACAGCTTGTAAACTGTCTTTCGATTGTGTATTTGATTTGTTTAAACATTTTTTGCTCCTTGGTTAGTATCTTGAATAGATTTAGACCAGCTGGTATTAGTATAGTTTTTTGTACCGTGATATACAAGACCTATTTTGGGATTATTAGATATTGCAACCAGGTCATCTTTAGATGCATTTGAATATCCTGCTGCAATTAGTTCTGATTCAGATTGAAACACTGTTGAATGGCGGTCCGTGTTTTGTATCAAATGATCTTGTTTACCACCACGTGAATATATAAGAGTGAAATTCAAAGGCTGTTTTGATGACAATGCTACTGATTGAGCTACTTGTTTAGTATAAGCATAGAAGAGAACTTCTGGAAACGCTTTAGCTATATAGTACCAAGACAACTGATATTTTGGAGAGTAAAAATCACCCGAATCGTGGACACGAATAACAACTCTTCGATTGTTTTTTCGAGCACGACTTAATAATTTTTCAAGTTCTATCCCAATACGTTCTACAAAAGTATCGGATTGAGTCAATTCTAATCTAGTTTCATACGCTTGAGACACATTAGACAAAATATAAGCTCCAGATCGGGCATAACAACCAGATGCACACACTCCAGCATTGGGACATGTTTTTAGTCCCGTTTTAGATTGAAATGCGGGTATGCCAAAGTTGTATAAATCTATATCATTTTTACTAGAAGTTGACTTCATTTTTGCATTTTGTGAAAATATATTCATACTTTTCTCCTGGTTAAGTCGTTTTAGTCTATCAGTATAAAAATCAATGCTCTTCGATAACATGTTCAAGCATAGAACTTGATTCAGATCTTAATCTAACTCGTATCGAATTAGGCATTTTTACAGATTTTACAAACTTTTGCGCCAATAATAGTCCTGCCTGCCAGTCGGCAGCATCCCCATCACTTGAAATAGTTACTCCATTTTTGCAATAATGGCTTAATAAGCATAATGCTGCTACAACCACTATATCATATGGCATCTGATTAGTTTTACAAAAGTGAAAATCATTGCCATCGTCTTCAAAAGGATCAGCTGGTAGCCAAAAGTCTTCGCATCCATAATCCCCTGCGCCGTTGAATTTAACACCTTCGTATGCATTTTCAATCGCATGTGCAGTAAAACCAGATAGTCTTGTATTAGAACCTTCGGGTTGTGCTTTGTTGTATCGCCTGACTAGTCTGGTTATTTGACGCAAGGCAAGTTTATAGTCCTTTGTTTTTAAACTGTCCTTAAATGTTATATAGTGTGTGTATCCCATTTTTGCTCCTTTGGTTTATTTAGTTTTATAACCTATATCGGTTAAAAAATTATCGGTCGTCGATCATCGACTCATAACGTGCTTCCGCTGCATCTACAGCCGCTTCATGAGCATGTTCTAATAGCTCAGAATGGTGATCGTCTATGTAACCTTGAACAAACTTTTCAAATGCATCTGAATCTGTTTCAAATTCAGTCAATTTAGGCGTAAATGCATAAGCGCTGATTTCGTTTATTTCGATGAAGCCGTCGTCTAAATCTATATCAAAATATACTTCCAAATCTATTCCGAACCCGTCTTCGAGTTGAGCCTTGATTAGATCATGTTCAACCAGATATGCGTGTGCTAATTCTGATGGTAGTTCTATTTTTTTACTTATTAAGATCATTTTTCGTCTCCTTTTTTGTTTTGGTTTCCCACCACAAGGGCACCATGGAATTGCACACCATGAATTTGGTTTTAAACGTTTCATACAGCACCTATATAGAATACGATCCGACTGAACCCGTCTCGGTGAAACGAATGTAAAGCATTTTGCACGTCTTGCTCAAGTGATTCAGCGTCAACGCATTGATGCACGGCAACTGTATTGATACGCCCAAACTGCACACGCTCTTTAATCTCATAGTCTCTGAAATGAACTTGATTTTCTAGATAGTCCTCAAGTTTCGCCTTCAACTTTCGAGACTTTGCTCGTTGGTACCGCTCTTGTTTTTTGATCTGTTCAGTTAGGAATTGATCGCATAATGTCTCCTCGCCCCATTGAATTAGAAAGGCAAGTGAGTTGTCTGAGATACCTTTAGGTAATGGCATTTCGATATCAATTTTGATTCCAAGATCATTCAATAAGCCGCGAACCTTCGATTGATGCTTAGATGTAGAGTTCGAATAACGGTAGTTGTTAAATATGACCTTGCCCTCAACTAGAGCAACGAATCTCCACCATTTATAACTGTAAGCCTCGAATGTCTTAGGATTGAATGTAACATTGTAGTTCGAAGCCTGGTAGATACCAGCACGTTTCATATATTTCATTAAAACACCCTTTCGTTATTTAGATCATTGTAACAAAACTGTGCCGTATAGTGGTATCATACCACTATATTAGACTAAATTGTTGTATTAAAACAATCCGCCTGCAATTATTCCAGCAATTAACAGCAATGTAGCGTAAACAAATATAAACGACTTAAAAATCATTTTACGCTTTTTGTTTTCTTGTGCTGCTAAGTGTAGTTCAAACATGTTTACAAGCTCCAGTTGATCCGCTGTTTCGATTCTTGACTTCATATTTTCTCCTTTGTTTAAGCTGATTAGTTTCAACTTATATATACTTATCGGACTAAGTCTTAAAAACTTAAATTAAGCTTTTTTAACGTTTTTGTTCCAAAGCGGGATTGGCGCAATAGACTTAGAATGAATAAAAATAGCTTTAGAACTAGTTCGCATTGCAGATTTTAAAGCATCGTTAAACTCTTGAGACTTTATGTCCCGATTTAGTATGTGAACACCTATTTCGTCTACTGCTTCATAGCGTGAAACATAAAATACCAGTGGTGTTTTTGCGCCGTCGCCGAAGAGCCATGATTTGTGGTTTCCATCATATTTTTTCATTTTTGCTCCTTTTAGTTTAAAAGCATGATTTGTTCATATGCCTACTTAGCTTTTTACTGCATAAAATCATTATCGACTAGTTTTTTAAAAAAATAAAGCTTGTGTCTCATAATAGTTCGTATTATTTTGATTAGATCGTTTTAGGTCGGATTTAAATTTATTAGGTTAAAGGAGCTTATATGTCTACTAATACTGATGTGTCTAAACAGTACTAAAGACCTAAGTATGGAATATAAACAAGCAGTACAGGGCAGCTCGTTTTTGGGGTATTTTGGCTATTTCGCTGATTATGCCAGATCGCTTATTTTGTCAAATCGCATAAATCAGACTTAAAAGCTTAAATCGCCGCCCTTTTTATTTGGCATAACAGGCTATATTTACTTTAAAACAAAATTGTACCAATCTGAGAAGGCTGCCGATGCCAGATATAGTCCAAAATTTCAATCTGGATTTACAAAGTTGAAAAACTTTTTGACTTTTTCAATTTTCAATTTTAGAATCTGGTTCTAAAGAGTCCAATAATTCGTCTAAATCTGGTCCAGTAATATCGGACAAATGGGAGGCGCCTTCTTTGATTAATACATCTGATACATATAAATCGTTTTCGGCTGCCAGTGTTCCAAATTTGCTGGTTGCGTTCCATTTGTACACTTTTGGCAGATAGTGCTGTACTAAAAGCCAAACTGCTTTTTTGGTAATTGAATTTATATTGTTTTTGCTAAAGAACGAATTTTTTACATTTACATTTTTGTGCGATTTGATTAAACCGGCTCTTTTAGATGATTTAGATTTTTTAGACAAATCAGATTTTTTAGATGAATTAGAATTTTTAGATGAACCTGATCGAACCATGGACTTAAAACCATATTTGGCAATAAATTTTTCAACTATTTGGTCATAAGTGTCTCCTTCGCAGTATCGAGATAAAACAAATTTGTCTTTTGTAGACGTAAACCTGTAATGAGTTAAAAAATTTCTAACTTGCCGATAATGCTCTATAACGCTGTTATAAGAACTCATTTTTACTGTGTTCATAGCTAAAGAAGTCATATACGGCGTATTATGACCAGAGCCTGTAGAATGATCAGTCCATTCTATGTCTTTAAAGCCATGGCGCGCTATTTTTTCGTACCATTTTTGCTGTAGTTGATTAAACTCAGTTTGAGTCAGCTTTTTTGGTTTTCGGTAACGGTATTTTGGCTTTTTGGCGTTTTGAGTTTTTTCACTTTTTTTATTTTTTTGACCAGTTATGCTATTTTCGCTATTATGGTTAGTTGTGCTGCTTTTGACATTTTCGTTGTTTAAAACAAACTTAGATTTAAAATCTGACATAAAAATCTCTTTTGGTTAATCAGTGTTGTAGCTCAATTATGCACAAAACATGCCAATAAGTCAAGATATTTTTTTGTTTCTTTTTTGTTAACAGTTTCGATTATTTAACAGTTATGTGATTTTGTGTTGGAGTTTTTCACAATTATGCTTTAATATGGGTTTTTAGCAGTTAAATGCGTGAGGTTAAAATGAGTTTAAACTATCCAAGAAAACAACTTTTTGATCAACTTTCGGATCAACTTTCTGAGCAACTTTTTGATCAACTTTATAGTCAACTTTATTTGCAACTTTCTGGGCAACTTTCTGAGCAACTTTCTGATCAACTTTATTATCAACTTTCTGATCAACTTTATACACAATTAAAAGATCGAATCAGAACTAAATTGGAAAGAGATTAAACATGGATTTACCTTTTAAACTTGATAAACCAAGAGTTCAAATTTATAATCAACTTTCTGGGCAACTTCCTGATCAACTTTATAAGCAACTTTATTGGCATTTTTATGCGCAACTTTATGGTCAACTTTATGGTCAACTTTCTGATCAACTTTATTATCAACTTTCTGATCAACTTTTGGATCAACTTTATACACAATTAAAAGATCGAATCAGAACTAAATTGGAAAGAGATTAAACATGACAATTCTATTTATATCTTTAACACTGATATGTATAAGCT